GCCCCAAGCCTTGATGGACTTGAAATTGGATCTCCTGTCGAGGCTATTGCTCATAGGCCTCGCCTTTTTGTCAATGCCACTATGTTGCCGGATGGCGTTCCGCGAAAGGGCGATTTATTTGCTTTAGCCTCGACAGAATTTCACCCTGCTGGAAATTTTAAGGCCGTTGATTTTGTTTTTGAAAAAGACGGAGTCGTTGTTTATCGTTTGCAGGAGGCTAAGTAAATGGCCGAATCTTTGCGAACACTTGCAGCAATTAAAGTATTTCGACATGCTGTTATTGATGTTTTGAAAGCAAAATCAATTGACGGAATTGGAGAAAATGTTTTTGAATCTCGAACGGAAAAAATCTGGCCAGAAGAAACTGGAGCTGTAATCGTTTATACGACAGGCACTACTTTTGATGATAAAAGAACAAGTCCTCGATTTTATGTGGCTAGTACGATGGTTGAAATAGACGTAATTGCGAGTAAAATTGCCGAGTCGGTAAATGATTTTTTAGACGATGTTTCCGAGGCTGTTGTTTTAGCTCTTCAGCCTATAGAAAAAAGAGTCGGACCCTTTAATGGAACTGTGAAAAGATTTGTTTTGAAATCGTTTGAAAATAGTTTGAGCGGATTGAGTGAACTTGAATGGGGAACTCAGCGCATTACTTTTTCTGCTGATTGGTCGTGCTGCCTTACGCATGGCGGGCCAGCGGACGAATTTGTAACTGGAAAAAATAAGTTTAGTGTTGGCGAAGGCGAAGGCAACGAGCAAAGTTTTGAAACAAAGGTGCAAACATGAGAAAATTTTTGAAACCGGGAACGATTAATGGCCAGCCGATGGTTATTCCACTGCCTGGAAAAGATCGCAATGTGAATTTTTCTGGTGAAGAACTGACGATTACACCATACATCGAACGTCGCATTTGTTCTAAGGAACTCGTGGAAGTTTCTTTGTCTGCAAAACAAAAAAAAGCGGAGGCATAAAAAATGAGCTTTTCTTTTAATGAAATTCCCGCCGACAATCTTGTCCCAATGTTCATGAGTGAATTCGACAATACTCGTGCGTTCAAATCTGGGGCTATGCCATGGAAGAATATTATTATCGGCCAGCCAACAACCACTGCTGAAATTAAGCTCTCTCAGATGCTCTCTGACGAGTCTGCTGACGCGCTGTATGGACCAGGTTCTCAGCTGTCTCTTGCAATTCGTGCCTATCGAAAAAACAACAAGACCGTTGAACTATGGGCCTTGCCCATTTTGGATGCTTCTGGATCAGCAAAATCGACAGGAAAAATTGTTGTTTCATTTTCTTCTGGAACTGTTGCACCAACATCCGGTTTTATTCCGTTGACTCTCGCGGGTCAATCAGTCAATGTCAATTTTTCTGCGGGCGATTCGCCGACGGAAATTCATGCGGCGATTGCATCCGCAATTACCCTGAAAGAAAATCTTCCATTTACCGCCGTGGGTGCGGAAACTGGTGCGACTTTGACCGCAAAAAATGCGGGTGGATATGGAAATTCTTTGTCGATTGAAAGTTGTTTTGCTGAAGGTCAAACGCTTCCAACTGGCATTGTCGTGACAATCACTGCTATGACTGGCGGTGGTGCGGATCCATCTTACGAAGATGCAGGCATCAATGGAATCATTGCAGGTCAATGGTTTAATATCATGGGTCTTTGCACAACTGATGCAGCTAATATTTCCTACATGAAAGATGTTTTGGATGAACGCTGGAAAGCAGTAGATCAAAAGACAGGCGTATTATGTTATACGATCAATGGCTCTTTTGGAGCTTATTCAACCGCTGGCGATGCGTTAAATTCACAAGTTGAATTATTTTTCGCGATGGTCAAGAGCCCAACTCCATTTAGCGAACAAATGGCTGCTGTTGTTGGTGCTGTCGCTCCTATTTCTTTGAATGACCCTGCGGTCCCGCTTACAAACTGGGTTGTGAAGGGTATCGTCGCGCCAAAACTTTCAGATCGACTGACGCTTGAAGAAAATAATGCGCTTCTGAAAAAAGGCGTAGCACTTCTTGTTGCCGACGATTCTGGAAACGTTTGGTTAAAGCGCATGGTCACTACGTACAAACGAACCGCTTCCGGCGCTTCGGACACAAGTTATCAGCAGCTCGAAAAAGTTTTCACTCTTACTTTTCTTCGGTGGGATTGGAATAATTATCTTGCTGGCCGGTATCCTCATGCAAAACTTGGAAATGACGGAGACGATTATGGTCCAGGTCAAACAATCATGACCGAAAAATTGGCAAAGGCTGAAATTTTGGGTAGGTTCCAGTATTGGCTTTCCAAGGGCCTTGTGCAAGATTATGATGGATTTAAGAAAGCAGTCGTGACTCAACGCGATCCTGATGACTCGACCGCTATGATGTGGCTTGTTCCTGCCGATCTCATGGATCAATTCTTGATCGGAAAAACAAAATTTCAATTCTCTTGAGGTAAAATATGGAATATGAAGATGTTGGTGGAACTCATAAGTTGTACGTAAACGGCGTACAAATGAATTTGAAAGGCGATCCTACGAGTGATATCGGTGGGCAAAAAAGAACTCCGATTATGGGTGTTGACGGTCGAATGCATGGTACAAAAGTTGAAGTAATGCCTGCAAAAATTTCGGGCACTTTAACCGACACGTCAGAACTTGACATCATTGAATTGCGTCAAATGAAAAACGCAACTGTAAAGCTTGAAAAGCCAAACGGAAAATCGCTCATTATTGTTGGCGCATGCTTCAGTGGAGATCCAAGCAATACTGGAGCTGAAGGAGAAATCGCGTTTGAATTTTCTGGCCCTCCGGGAGAAGAAATTTAACAATTTTCACACACAAAAAATCAAGGAGATTTTATGAACATCAAATTAAAAACGCCGATCAAAGTCAATGGAAAAGAAACCTCTGAAGTTGTAATTAAGGAAGATTATTCTGCTGGCGACATGATTCGAATTCAGAATGCAAAAGGAAAAGGCGAGGGCGAAGCCTTTGCTGCTGTAGTGATTGCGGCGACAGGTTGGGACATCACGACTGTTTCTCAATTGAATTCAAAAGATTTTATTCGTATCAATAATGCGGCTCAACCTTTTTTAGTCGATGGGGTGGAGTAGATTATGTTCATGCGCCTGCGATCATCGCGGGCACAATGCATTTTCCGCCCGAAACCATTTTAAATATGAATCGTCACTGGTTGGCCTATTGGTTAGACCAGTGTTTTTATTTCACTAGATTAAAAAACGGCTTGATAAAGTAGGTTTAAAATGAGTGAAAAAATAAAAAGCATTATTGAATTTGTGGCTACCGGAATAAACGGAGTTAACTCACAAATTAATGGCATTAAAAATCCGGCTTCATCGGCGATGAATTCTATTGAAGGACTAAATAAGTCGATAAAAAAATTAACACAATTGAGCGGAATAAGTGCCACCACTCAAGCTTTCCAAGCCACTCGTACTGCAATAACAGATACTGTGAATGCATTTAAAGGCGTTTATGATATTGTTTTTGGAAAGGCAAACGAGTTTTCAGAACATGCAGATACTATTGCAAAATCCTCTCGACTCATAGGATTGTCTGCAAAAGATTATCAAGGGATGCAATATGCCGCTTCATTAAGTGGCATAGAAGTTGAATCTTTGGATTCAGCACTTAAAAAATTTACTGTAAATACTGGCCAGGCTCTCAGTGGAAATAAAAACTTATCGAGCGCATTTGAAGCGCTCGGTGTCAAAATAAAAAACACTGATGGATCAATAAGATCAAACAAAGATATTTTATTGGACACGGCGGGTGCTTACACTAAATTGACTTCAGTGCAAGATAAAAATCTCATTTCGCAAACTTTATTTGGCAAATCTGGTTTGCAAGTGTCTGAACTTTTTAAAGACGGTTCAGTTGGATTGAAATCAATGCTAGATGAGTATAATTCTTTTGGTGGAGGAATTTCAGAAAAAGATTTACTAAATGGAGAAGAATTTAACGACGAACTATTTAGAATGAATACAGCGCTCGGTGCGATTAAAATTAGCATCATGAGTGAAATGATGCCTGCGTTCATTAATCTTTTTAAGACGGTAACAAATTACATTAAAACCCATCGCGAACAAATTAATGAAGTTGTTTCAAAAATTGCAAAACGACTTCCGGATATGATTAACACTTTGTCTCAAAAAATTCCTGAAATTTTTGATAAGATGCAAAGTATTTTTAAAAAAATTGATGAGATTGTTGATCTCATTGGCCCTTGGAAAACTGTATTTATTGGTGTGGGTCTAGTCATTGGAACCGTTGTTTTAACGGCCATCACGGCGGTTGCTACGGCTATTACAACAATTGCTCCATTAATAACTGGATTAATTATTCCTGCCATTGGTGGAATTATTACGGCTATTCTTCCAATGCTTCCAGTGATAGGAATGGTTGCAATCGGAATTATAGCATGGAAAGAAGTAATTACATCAGTAATCGATAATTGGGACATGCTAAAATCTTTTGTAGTGGATGACTGTTTGGGCGGAATTATAAAAGCTGTAAATCCATTTATTCAAAAAATATCTTCTGGATTTTCTTGGATTGGAGACAAAATAAGCATGGTTTTTTCAGGCGTGAAAAATACAGTGCTTGATGTTTTACGGACGATATTCGATAAATATCTTTTCATGGCTGAAAAAATCACTTCCACTTTATCAAATCTTCCAGGCGTTGGCAGTGCTTTTAAAGATATAAATGTCGGAATTCATGGCATGATGGATTCTGATTTTATGCATCCAGAGAGAAATGAAAATACAGATGTGATGAAACAAATTTCAGAAACTTATTCGGAGATCAAATCTAATTCTACAACAACCCAACGCTTTGCTGTGGACTTTTCTGGGATGCCTAGAGGCGTAACTGTGAAGCCTCCAGAGAAAGGCGGGGACTTCGATTATTCGGCAGGGTATTTATTTGGTGGAGGGCTCTAAGTGACGCATGATTTTTCGTATTCCGAAGGCCTTCAAAAAGTCACCGTAACTGTTAATGGTGAGAGCGTCGATCTTGTTGGCTGTTCTTATAAGGGTGTATCTTTTTATTATGAAGATGCTCCAAAAAATAATGCTGGCCGTCAAATAATCAGTAAAGCAATTCCATTTTCGGATGATCACATTAATGAAGATACTGGACTTTCTGTTCCTGAATATCCAATCAGCTTTTATTTAGTTGGACTTGATTGCGACTCACAGAGAGTAGATTTAGAAAAAGTTTTTTGTGAAGAGGGCGCCGGGGAACTTATCCATCCGTACTATGGAAAATTTCAAGCGCGATGCAAAACTTACGGAATTTCTTATAAAAAAGATACTAGCGAATATTTAACTGGATCTGTGACTTTCGTTGCAGAATCAGAAGTGGCTGGAAATAATAGAATTCAAGAAGATCTTCAGTCAGTTACGATTGATAAGGCTAATCAATCCCTAGACGATTCTAAAAATAAATTTAGTTCTAGTTTTTCAATTGCTTCAAAAGCAAAATCAATAGTTGATTCTGTATCTAGCTTTACCGATGATGTGATTAATGAAATAAACGAGGCTCGATCTTCAATGCGATCAGTCTCCGAATTTATGTTAGAGGTTTCAAAAATAAGAGCAAACATATCTATCATTTTGCAAACGCCGAGTGATTTTGCGGATAGAATTCAAAATCTTTTAACTATGACTTTGGAAACGGTCGGGATAGACGATGGTGATCCGATGAATTATGTCAACGAAAGTTTGACTACAATGGAAAATAGTTCTTCCGAATTTTCTAGAACCTCTAGCCCCACCACGGATAATCTTCTTGAAGCCATTCAATCTCTTTTATTGATAAGTTCTGCTTCGGCTCTTGTTAAAAATCTTGTAAATTGTGAATTTAAAAGTTCTTCAGAGTCGAGTGAATATCAAGATAAAATTCATTCGGCATTTGAAAATGCAATTGAAAATGCAAGTGATGTTGAAAATTTTCAAATGCTTCAGGATTTAGAATCTTCTGCATTAAAATATTTACGAGACTCAATGTCCAGTCTTCCTGTAATTATTGATTTATCTCTCGCGGGAACCACAAATGCGCTTGTTGCTTGTTATGATTGCTACGGTGACCTTGACGAAATTGAAGATATAATTTCTAGAAATTATATCTCTGATCCTTGCGTAATTTCACAAGAAAAAATAAAGGTCTTGAGCAAATGATTGAAATTTTTTCAAATGGAAAAAAATATAGTGGCTGGGAAAATCCAAAGATCACACGATCTTTAGACAATTTTTCGGCTAACTGTTCAATGAGTTTGCCTCCAAAAGATTATTCTTCTTTTCCTGTTGGAATTTTTCCAGGTGATTTAATTGAGGTTTATTTGAATGAAGAAAAAGTTTTTAAAGGATATAATCGAGATGACTCTCCTTCTTTTTCTTTTGGTGCTCATACGGTTTCTATATCTGCGATGGAAACAACCGCAGATATAATAGAATGTTCGATTGAATCGCCGTCTGAATTTTCGAACAAAAAAGCAGATGAAATAATTCGAGAAATATGTGCTTTGTTTGGTATTCATTTTTCAAATTCAAAAAAAGTAAATGTTGGGGCCCCATTAAAAATATTCAGTGTCGAACCGGGATCAAAAGCATTCGAAACAATTTTAAAGTTATGCAAGAGCCGATATCTGATTCCAATTTCTGATGGCATTGGAAATGCAAGTCTTTTTGACGCATCAAATTGCGAGCACGGAGATCCTGTTATTCAAGGACTAAATATTTTATCGGCTTCTGGAAAAATAAACGACGTTAACCGGTATTCAAAATACACAATTCTTGGTGGTGGAGATCCTAAAAAAAAGTTACAGGCTGTTGTGACGGACGAAACTGTTGAACGTTATAGGCCTTTAGTTATTGTCGATACAAATGCAACGACTCAAGAACAAGTGCAAGCGCGAGCTGCTTGGGAAGCAAAAATAAGAGCTGCAAAATCTATTTCTTTTAATGCCACTGTTAGTGGCTGGAAATATTCAAATGGATTTTGGGAGCCGGGTTTAATTTGTCCGTTTCAAGCACCAGCCGCTGGAGCTGTAGAAAAAATAGATTT